GATTACGCCGCCACCGAAATTGAAAAAGATTATCGGAGTCGCGGTTGCACCTAAAGTATTTTGAGAACCGAACGCCCCAACTCTTCGCATTCTGCATGTGGCATTAGCAGAGCCGTCAGATATCCCTCGTCCCATCCACCCAATTCCTACCGAATCGGTGCTACTGATTGAGAAAGTTATACGGTCGTATATGGGGCCGCCCGAGCCGCCGCCGCCATCTTGCACCACCAAAAGATTGTTTGTTCCGGTTCCATTAATCTGGAAACCCTCGTAGTGACCGCTAGCGCCGTTTATTAAAATGCCGGGAACCGCTTGAACGAAGACCGAAGGAAGGCTCTCAAATTGGAAAGAAGTTCCGGTTCCGCTTCTTGGTAGATTAGTTCCATACCAGTTCGCTGTACCTAAAATTAGCGTGTCTCTCAAAGCTAATCCCGCGCCTAGTATATTCACGAAAAGCGCACTGAGGTCTAAAACCGAATTGGTCCAATAAGAAGCACCCGAAGCTGGCACAGGAAAATAAAGCGTCGCCGCGTTGGCTGCTGTCGCCGCTGTAAGAATGTTCGGCGCATTGTCGAATAAAATGCTTACTCCAGACACCGACGTTCCTGCTGTCGTAGCCAACGTAAGAGTCGTGGTTCCGGCTCCCGAAAGAATCGTCGTAACTAGATTGTCGCTGGTTGCCGAAGCGGGCGCGGTCGCAGGAATATTTCCCGGCTGTGAGGTCAGTCCATCCATCATCGGAGAACCGAAATCATCCCAGTAGAGAGAGCCTTCCACAAAGGCCCCATTGACGGGTTTGCTCACTCCAATCAGTGCGAAGGTTCCAGCAGACGCGCGGTCGCTATAAATATAATACTGAAAAGCTCCCGTTACCGCGCTCCAAGCTACGCGGTTACAATTAAACCAATAAACGGTTGCTGTTCCCGGCGTCCAAGTTGTGTTCGCCCCATTTCGGGTATCCAAACCGCTCGTGAAAGTAAAGTGAGTGTTATCTGCGGTCGTAAGAACCTGATACCATCCCGCAAAACTCGTGTCTCCTGCGCTCATCTGAATATAAACCATTGAGCCAATAGTTAGTCCATGCGCGGAAGACGTAGTTACAGTGACGGTAGCATTTGAGCGGGTCATCGCGGAGATGCCAGCGGATTGAGAACCTAGCGAGGCTGCACCCGTTGTGGTGGTTCCTACGGTACTTGCTGCCGTCAATCCGCCGTTCTTGTCTCTTGCAATTACTTTATAATTATACGTGGTGGCCCCAGTTGGACCATTAACTACGATTCCTGTCGCGGTCAACACACGAGCAACGCTAGGAGTCACCGTAGGCGCACCCGGAGTTGACAGGCTATGTGGTGCCCCAGCGCCGTAAAGAACTACGCCGTCTCCGTTCTGAAATGTGCTTGCAGCAGAAAGTGTAACCGACGAAGAACCTGAATTTATCGTTGCTGACGCAGACGGCACGGTACTAACTGCGCGAACTCCGTATCTCGTGACATCGTAATAAGGATTCGGACCTTTGAAGGCCACGTTAACGTCAAAAGCCAAGGGATTCGGAGAAGTCACCGGACTCACCAACGAGCCTGCGGTCGGACCAATCAGAGTCCACGCACCGTTCTGGCATGAATAGAAATTACCATTCAAGGTGTTTACCGCAGTCTGGGCGGACGAACACGGCCCTGTCGGCGCTCCCAAAAAAGGAACTGTGACATTGGGAAGCAAAGAAGTAACAAGACTTCCGTTCAAGCCGCCGGACCCATCTATCCAACCAAGGATATTTCCGGTGCCATCCGACAATTGCAAAAAGTCGTTAGCGGCATTATTTTCCCACTTCAAGTACGCTCTTTTTGTCGGATTCGAACTCATTGACTAAAGCCCCTTACGCGCTCTTCTTTAATTCCTCTAACTGCTTTTGTAAATCTGCGACTTGAGCCTGCAACTGCGCGATTATCAAATTCTTCGCATCGCATCCTTCAAGCAAGAAAGTAATTATTTGATTACGTTCACTCATTGTATTCCTTTGTACCCGAACTCTAATTTTCGTTTCGCTGCCGCTAGCAGCCGTCTGTCCCATCTGTGCGCGTCCGCTTGACATATCCAAGCATCGCATGCGGCGCAATAAAAGCAGAGCTTCTCACTGCAATCAAAATCCAACAGACGACAAACATCGCAGCTACGATGTTGCTGTGTTTGTATCATAGCGTGTTGGGATGCAGCCGTAGACGGTCGACTGAAAAGTTTGGGTGGTAGCTACTGTGGTCATTTTTTCCTAAAAAGAGGATGGAGCGGATACCGCCGCCCCTCGGGACCTTGTGGTCTGGGTTAATTTAAATCTGGAAGTTAACCGGGGTTTCGCCACGGTCATTCTTCGGCATTACGCCAACCGGATTCTCTGCGAAACGTTCCGACGATGATGGGCGGTTGCTTGAATCTTCCGCCATATCTTGTGCTCGCTTCCAGCCGATTCCAGTCCAGTTCGGAATCTTGCTTCCGTTGCGGGTCAGATACTCATCGGTATCGCCCGGGAGCCAGCGCGCTCCACAGCCGTTGCACTTGATGTGAACCGAGCGGTCGGTGAAGACGTGGTGGTAAACGTTCCAATCTTTTTGCTGCCCGCGCTGACGGCCCTTGCCGCCCTTCAAATGCCTGCAGGCCTTTTGGGCCTCAATCTTCGCGACCGTGTAGTTCTCCGAGTCACGACGACGGGCCTTATCTTTCGCTGCCAGCGCCTGTTCCAGCGCTGCTTCCTTCTCGGCGATGCGAGCCTCTTTCGCTGCCATAATGCTCAGCAGTTCCATCAGGCTCTCTTCTGTCACCTTGCGGCCAGCCTTGACTCCGACTGCCGCTAGGATTGCTTCTGCTTCTTTATCGTTTCCCATTGTACACCCTTAAAGGTTGGCAAGACATCTTCAACCGCCCTGTTTACGCCCGGGGTCAGGCAGATTGTCCGAGAGCTTCTTGGTCTTCGATGTCGCGATAACGTTTGCCGTTTCGCTTCTCCCAAAGACTGCGGAAGTATCTGGCGGAGATTGCATTCGGCGATGGTACGCCGAAGATTTTGTGACACTGTGCTTCTGTGATAATTTCTTTTTCAACGAGCTGGACCGCTACGGTGCGCCAGCCGCGCGACTTCTCCCCGTTCGGAATGCCGTGAGCATCTAGGAGCAGAACGCTCCACTCCCACATGTATGGCACGTCGAGGTAACAAATCGGACGTAGCTTATTGGTTCGGTTAGGCGGCGTGCAGAACAGCGCGACCGTGGGAACGCCCCCCGGTCCAATCCAGCCGTTATCAAAGATGGTGGCCTTGATGCCGTTGACCTTCAACTTCTTTTCAATGAAATCTCTTGTAACAATCTTGTTGACCTTGCGAGCGGCCTCGTTCGTGAGGTCCTCTTGGTCGTCCCACTTGTACTGGCTCGCCATCTTGTTCGAGATTTCTTTCTCGGCGGCGAACGATTCCTTCACGAAGTTCTTGTAATCGTGAGGCCATTTAAACCAGTCGGGGGTCCCGCCTGCCAGCATCTGCTGGATGGCTTCGTGGGTCGCGTTAATATCGTGACGCTCTTTAATCACTTCTTGGTCTTGGCCTTTTAAAAACGGTTGGCCGGGAAGTTGGACCTGCTGCGCCTCGGATTGACCGGGGATAATAATGCTCATTGGTTTTCCTTTAAGAGAAATGAAAGGGGAGGCATCGACCTCCCCTCTCTAAACGGCTTACTGAATTGCCGGAACGCTGTCGATGTAGCGAATACGCTGCGTATTCACACCAGTTGCCGGAGGAAGCGTGACCGTCTGGTGGAATTTATAGCTGCACCATCCGCCAATCGTCGAGACTGGGTCGAACGAGCTGGCCGGAGCGTCAGTTACAACGCGGCAGTCAATCGTCTTCCAATCGCCTTCGTCTAGGTCGGTGTCGCCCGGAACCTGCAACCACACGCCAATCATTGCGTAGTTGCCGAACACGTACGTACGGTAACCAATCTTTCCGCTGCCGTTGTAGTTAGCGGTGGTGGTTACGAATGGAGTCTGCATGAAGCCGATGTTCGTGCCCGGTAGGACAATGACCTTGTTCTGGTCGCTGCCTGCCATTGCGTCGAACTTCTCCATGTTCTCGTACTTCCACAAATCAGCGATGCTGTTGTTCACAGTCGTTGCGTTGTAGATGTCGCCCAACACGTTCGGGCTGATTGCGCCCAAGAACATTCCACGCTTGCAAGGCAACACGTTCTTTGAAACAAGCTGCTGCTTCAATTCACGGATGGTGCCCAAGTCAAGGGTGAACGGAGATGCCAGCAACGACGACTGGTTGACATTGCTGTCAACGCCGTTTGCGCTGTCGGCTACTGCGCTGTACAACTCGCTAATCGACTGCCCAGCTTGGTAGCCAAGTTCGACTGCGCTGTTGCCGACCAACTCATCGATAGCTGCCGCGATTGCGAAGCTCGAAAAGTTGGAATAGTTGTTCCACTCACCAATCTGTGCTGGCGATGACAACTGAGTGATGGTCTCCGGGTTGCCCACGGTGCCGTCACTGTTCTGCACAACGTCTCCCGAAAGAGTGTTGTACTGGAAGAACGTACGGTTCACGCCCATGTGAAGGCCTTGAACACGGCGCTCTGCCGCGCCAACGAATGCGTTGGTGTTGCCCTTCAAGTTCGGAATCAATTCCTTATCGAAAATGATTGCCTGAGCCGTTAGGACGTTTGCTACGTTTGATGCTGAGGGATTTGGTCCACTCATGTTGTTTCCGAGTCATTTACTCCCGCGTTGCGGGGCGACCGTTATTGAATCTTTATCCCGTAGGCCTTGAGTTGCTGAACGAACTGAGGGTCGTTCTTCAACTTGGCTCTCATTACTGCCGGGTCCATCTTCTTCACGGTCTGTAGGAATTCCTTCCTTGCGAGGACTGGGTCTGGCGTTCCCGGACGTTGTGCGCTCAACGTACCGGGGGCGATGCCCCCATTCACTCCCGGGCGACGGGCCGCTGGTTGCACATTGTGTGCGGCGACAGGCGTCGGAGCCGTTGCTTCAACCGCAGGCTGACTAGGCGCTGCTGGCTGTGCTGGTGCTGCTGATGCGGTTACTGCGGCGGCTGCTGCCGATGCCGGGATTGCCGGGGTTTCGGTTGCTGTCACAGTCGTAGCCGTCCCCGGATTAGCGGGTTCGGTTACTTGTCTTGCTGTGAAAGGTGCTTCCACCTTCACAAGCTTTCCCTCTTGACTCATCAAATCGAGCAGTGCTGCCTCAAGATTGTCAAGAGTAAATTCAAGATTGTTTTCTGCGAAGTACTCACCCATTGCCTTTTTGTTGGCTTCGCACGGGTTGTAGTCGTGCAAATGGCGTCGCATGAACTCATTCGAGATGGCTTTGCCTTCGTTGATTAATTCCTTCTCTCTCAACTCGCGGCCACGCTTCTCGAACGCACTCTCAATGGTCGCATTGATAACGTCTTCGACCTTTGATTGGTCCTTCTCTCCCAGAGCGACTCTCGCTGCTTCCGAGATTTCCTCCGGCGTCAAAATTCTCTGCTTCTCTTGCTTGAAGGTCAGCTTCTGCTTCTTCAAACGATAGAAGGCGCGAGTTGCACTGATATGCGCTTCGTCCTTCTTGGCGAGGAACTCAACCAACGTGCGCGCCGACAAATATGTCGGACGGCCAATCGGGGTTCCATCTTCATCGCGAACTTGGTACTCCTGACTGTATCGAGTCGGGACACCGCTCTCGTCACGAGTCA